AGGCGGGTTTCCAGTTCAATGCCCCACTGGATGAGGGCGGCTTGGGAGTCAGAGGGCTTCATGGTCAGGGGTGGGTTCGGAGGACTGGCCCCATGCAGGGCACCCCTTGGCCTCGTCACCGTGGCCGCGTGTGTCGCGCCGTTTGCATCACCTTTTGATCGCCGCTACGCCCTCCCAAAGCCCTGCTCATGGAGGTTGAGGTCCCACTGGTTGGCAAAGTCCCTCAGGTCTCGCAGCAGCGCTGCATTTCGCACCTTCAGCCTCCCATCCGGCGTCACCGTCGCCACCACCATCCAGGCACCAAGATAACTGTTCTCGAACGTGAGCGGCGTCCAGGTCGTCCCTTGTTTCGCTGGCACCACCAGGAACGTGATCTCCGGGTCACGCATCGCGTCCCCGTTCTGCTCCCCGTAGTGCGCCACGCTCACCTCATAGCCGCCGTTCTCATACGGCCCGCCAATCACCTCCACCACCAGCCGCATGAACGGCGGGTTCTCCAGCCTCAGGTAGTTTTCCCGCACGGCCTCATAGCCGCCTCGCTCCTCAATCATTCTCTGGATGTTCTTCATCGGTCGTTTTCTTTGTTGGGTTGATTTCAGGGTTGCTGGTCCAGGTAGGATTCCAGATCGGCCAGTGCGGCCCGCACGCACCCGCCGCTGCCCACCGCGATCTGGCTGGCCGTCACCGCTGGCACGGCCCAGTGGCTGCTCAGGAACTCCGCCAGCTCCTCCGTGGTGGGCGGCAGCAGCTTGATCGCCTGGAACCGCGTCTGGAACCGCTCCGTCAGCAGGTCGAGCTGCAGGTTGCTCGTGCCCAGGAACGCCCGCCCTGGTGGCAGCCGGTCCAGGTAGGTGAGCAGCAGGTCCTGCGCCTCCCGCGAACAGCGGTCCAGCTCGTTGACGATCTTCACCGACCAGGGCGCAAACAGGCTTCCATAGGGCAGCTGCGTCATCCACTGCCGCACCACGTCCACCGTCACCTCCCGTCCGTTGTAGTCTTCAATGGCCAGCGAAGTGCCTGCCAGCTGCATTGCCACCAGTTCCACAACGCTGGTCTTACCCACCCCAGGCGGCCCGTAGAGCAGCAGCTTCATCGTGGCCGAGGGATCGCTGGCCAGCCGTTTCGCTGTGGCCACCTGCGCCATCGCCACTCGCCTGGCCTGGCCAATCAAATCCTCCGCCAGGCGTGGTCGCCAGTTCATCGGGGAGGCCACAAGCGTTTTGAGGGCTCGTTCACGCGGCTTGGATGCCATGATGGACCTCCTTTCCGGGATGCGTGGAGAGCTTCGTAATCGCGGTGGCCAGCGCCTGCGCGCCTTTCTGGGTGATTGAAAGGTGCTCACTCATGGGTCCAGCCCTCCCGGCGGCAGCGCGCCTTCACCGAGTTCACCGACAGTTCAAAGCGGGCCGCCGTCTGCTTGATGGAACCCGTGCGCCGGTAGAGCCTGCGCACCGCACTCCAGTCCACCACGCGCCCATCCGCCGTGGGTCGCCTTGGCGTTCGTCGGTTTACGGGAGGCCTGGGCGGCGGCTCAGGTGGAGCTTCACCAGAAGTGAACGCATCGAAGCGCTGGGGCGAGGGTGGAGGTTCGGCACTTGCGGGCTGGGCCGTGCGCAGGCTCGCCAGCTGCTCCCTCGCCACCTCAGCGGCAATCGGGCGGATCAAGTCCTCCACCCGCTGTGGCGGTCGCCCGCTTTGCAGCCGCTGCACCGCCTCCGCCAACCTCGCATCCACAATGCTCTGGATGAGGTCCACGGGGATTTCCGTGATGGCATACACCACCCCGGTCAGCGAGCTCATGCCCAGCAGGGCCTTCATCTGCTCCCGCGCTTCACGCGGGGATTCCGCCTCCACTCGATCATCGAAGAGGACTTGGCCAGCTCGGCTGGCGATCAGTTTGAACAGTTTCATCAGGGTATCAGGTTCGGGTTTGGGGTCAGCAGGCAAACAGGCAGGACTGGTGCAGGGGCAGCGAGGGCGTGGACTTGGCGGCACGCCGAGCCTGGGCGGCCCGCAGCCTTGGGACGAAGTGCGTGTTGCTCACCTGCATCCCTCGCCAGTCTTCCCAGGCTCCGGAAAGCCGTGTCTCCGCCGCATTCATCCACACCCAGCGCCCCGGCAGCTTCTCCAGCACCTCCGGCCCGCTGCTGTGGACCAGCAGCGCCGCCGCCCGTGTGTCGCTCATCGGCGTGGCGGGCAGTTCACGCTCCTCGCTCAGCCTCTCCAGTGCGTCTTCGTAGCCGCTCCAGGTGCCGTTGTGGAACAGCACGCTCTCCGCCATCCCCGACAGGCTCACGTTCGCCTTCGGGGTGACCGGGAACGGATGGCACAGCCGCGCATCCACCCCGCCCACACTGGCCCAGCGGAAGTGGATGACCACCTCACCCTCCAGCTTCTTGAGCAGGGTCACCACCTCCCCGGTGGTCAGGTTCTTCTGCCAGCGGACACGGCCGCCTTCCCGCCACGCCACCCCGGCCCCGTGCGGGTTGGCTTCATGGCAGGCATACAGCACCTCGGGCTTCGGGCGCACTTCTTCAGGGCATACAAGGATCACACACATGGTCGTCTTCGTTTCTTGGGTTTGGGTTGCTTCGGTTCATGCCCCCGCCACCCGCAGCCTGCGGGCAGCGCAGGCAAAAGGGTTAAAGGTCCGCGTCCGGGTAGCGGGCGTCGAACTGCTGGCAGAGCCGCTGGGCGGTCTTGCGGTAGCGGCGGAACTCGGCGTGCAGCCTGCCGAAGAGCCCCAGGGCCACGGGCCGCGCGCTGCCGGTCCACCCCAGGTAGTCCCAGAGGAAGCGCAGGGCGTCCTGCGCGGTGGCGGTGCGCTTCTGCTGCACCTTGTTCTTGCCGAACCCGCCGAGGCACTGGACCTCGTGGGCGCGGCGGCACAGGCCGAGCACGCTGGCGAGGTGGTGGAGGATTTTGTCGAGGTTGAGCGTGCCGGCAAAGACGCGGAACTCGATCACACCGACGAAGCGCCCGTTGCGGTCACGGCGGAAGGGCTTGCGAAAGTTCACCATGCCGCGCCCGCAGTGCTCGGCGCACTCGGCTTTGACGCGCTCCTCCTCGCAGGTGACGAGCTTGCGCATGTGCTGCGCGGTCTGCTCATAGAGCGGGTGGCTGTAGTGGTTGAGGTGACGGTCGGTGCCCGTCTGGCCGTAGAGGCTGCGGGCGTGCCAGCGGGCAATATGGGCGAGCTTGCGGATAAAGGCGCTGACCGCCTTTGGGTCGGTGGTGCCGATGATCGACTCAATACCCACGGTGATGTGACAGCCGCAGGAGCGGTCCACCGAGGCACCGACGGCGTTGAGCCAGTCCACAAAGGCGGCAAGGTGCTCGACCCCGTCCTCGCCGTGGAGGATGGGGGAGACAAACTCGCAGGGGATTTGGCCGGGTTCACAGCGGATGGAGCCGTCGCGTTCGGCTTTCCACGCTTCGGAGTTGAACACCGGGGCGGTCAACCGTGCGCCGGTGGGCGTGGTGGCAGCCACCACAGGCAGGCCGGCGTGGTAGCCACCGACGGGCACGCTGGCAGCGGCGGGGAGGCGGGTTTCCAGTTCAATGCCCCACTGGATGAGGGCGGCTTGGGAGTCAGAGGGCTTCATGGTCAGGGGTGGGTTCGGAGGACTGGCCCCATGCAGGGCACCCCTTGGCCTCGTCACCGTGGCCGCGTGTGTCGC